GGGGAGTCGGCCCTTTCGGGCCTACTTAAAGACTCTCCCCTCACACATCTGTGAGGCCACTTGTTAACGTGGCATCGTCTTTAAGCATCAGTCGTGATAAAGTCCGTCCATCCCTTGTCTCGCTCCTGGAATTCACCCTTAACAAGGTGCACCAGTTTCGTGATAAGAAAGTGTTCAGATTTTAATCGGGCTGGAGATGACTGGTGCGAAAGCACCCTGTTAGGATCTGGTAAGAGAACAACCCCGGATCGGAGCAATCCGATCCAGTCTTGTGATCTTGCCAGAGTCTCAACAGTCATCTTATCCGAACCTATTTGTCTCGTCTTCGCAGATGAGATTCCTAGGAAAGGTAAAGAGTACAAGTCATCTTGAGTCAGATCAACTCGTCCCACAGCCAGGGCAGCAAACTCCTTCATAAAGGCGCTTGTTGACTTGACCGTGGCTATCAAAGAATTTTGGTATTCGAGTACTTTAAGAGCTGCGACACATTCAAGCAGAAATGCTTGAGCGTATCCACCTCCTGAGCACTTGTCCTCCATTCCATAGGCAACCATAAAATCTTTACATTCGTATTGATTGTATGGATACTTCTGGATGGTGTGACGAACGATGTCCAAACCTCAAATGTACTTGGCAGCTCTGGTAGCATAGCTACGGGAGTTACCCAATACGTAGAGTAATTCTTTGATAAGATCATATCGTTCCAAGTCAGGTAGCTGTCAGCCCTTGTCCTCTGCGCTCATAAAGTAGGCCCAAAGGTCGATTCATCGACCCTTAGTCTCCATTATAGCATTCAGGGACAAGCCTGTAAACTCCGTGCCCTTGTAGAAGACTCTTTTTGCAAACTCAAATGTATCTTCGGATACAAGTGACTTTTGCAGTGAGATGTCTACTCCAAGAGCATGGATGTTGTTCAGATAACGGCTAGCAACTTCGCGATCACGGATCACTATATCATCTCCTAGTATCCAGTAGCCTGTGAACCAACCGGGGAAACCCGCTTGGCGAGCAGAATATTGGACAACCAGGTGATGGCACAGTGAGAATAAAGCCCAGGAAGCATATCCTCCCAACGGTTGACCAACCTCGTACTTAACGAGGTGGCCTTCCGGTGTAAGGAAAGGCTCCTGTGACATTATTTTCCCCACTGCTTCTGCTTTCTCCTTACCTAACAGCACCTCCAGCACCGCTACCTGTAAAGATAGTGGAAACCGGTCGGTGGCGTTTTGCAAGTCGTAACAGAAGTAGGGACCCTTAGATTGAGCGGCGTATCGTGCTATTTTACCCTGATCGAAGGTCATGTCCCCAGGCATTTTACGAAGTACCTTAAAAAGTACGTCGTGCAATGGCTTGAGACTTGTCTGTGATCAATAGTCTAATATCCCGATAGGTCGTCTCTTTCCTTCAAGGTCAAGCCGATGTGCTATTCTACGCACTGCGTTGTCACGCAGCTTGTATTTAGCCATAAGCATTTCCTTGATGGGGGTAACGA